GGTTATTATGATAGGTTTGCTAGCTAATGGATAATGTAGCGCAGAAGTACATGAAGCTATACGACTCGGCAAAAGCGAAGCGTGAAAACTTCGTGCCGTTGTTTGATGAATGCTATGAGTATGCGCTACCCCAGCGCGAATCTTTTTACTATGAAGCCACTGGTCAACGTCGAGATGATAGAATCTTCGACGAAACAGCCGTGGTTGGCGTTCAAGAATTTGCGTCCAGATTGCAGTCTGGTCTCGTACCTAACTTTGCTAGGTGGGCTGACCTTACCGCAGGGTCTGAGATACCAAAGGATCAACGCGATGTGGTTAACAACGATCTTGATGATGTAACTGATTACGTCTTTGAGGTAATACAGAACTCCAACTTCTCTCAAGAAGTGCATGAGTCCTTCATGGATTTAGCCGTAGGTACTGGCGTTCTTGTTTGTGAAGAAGGCGATGCTATAAATCCTGTTAGTTTCTCAGCAATTCCTTTGCCACATGTTGTTCTGGATACCGGGCCTGACGATAAAATTGACCATGTATTCCGTGAGCGAAAGAACATTAAGTTTGGTCAGATCATGGTTCTGTACCCAAAGGCTCAGATGCCACCCGACTTAATGAACCAAGTGCAGAACTCACCTGAGAAGACAACAACCATTCTTGAGATTGTTTGCCGTGATTACAGTAAGTTAAACGAAGAAGCCTACGTTAGCTATGCTATCTGCATGACAACTAAGTGCGTGGTGTACTCGAAAGAGATGAAGGGCATAGGTTCAAATCCGTTTATATGCTTCCGCTGGTCTAAATGCGCTGGTGAAGTCTATGGCCGCGGTCCGTTAATCAACGCTTTGTCTGCTATTAAGACTACTAATCTTACCATTGAGTTAATCCTTGAGAACGCACAGATGGCAATCTCTGGCATTTATCAGATGGAAGACGATGGTGTTATTAATCCTGATACAATTAATCTTGTACCCGGAACGATTATACCAAAAGCAATGGGATCTTCTGGCTTGCAGCCAATACAAGCTGCGGGAAGTTTCGATGTAGCGCAGCTGATACTGTCAGATATGCGGCTGAACATTAAACGCGCCCTATACAATGATATGCTTGGCAATCCAGATCGCACCCCCGCATCTGCTACAGAGGTTGCCGAGAGAATGGCAGACCTTTCACGGCGTGTGGGTTCTGCGTTTGGTCGGCTACAAGCTGAGTTAGTACAGCCTGTACTGCAACGAGTAATCTATATCTTAAAAAAGCAGGGGCGCATTGATCTACCGACTGTGAACGGCAGGGAGGTTAAGGTTCGCTCCGTTTCTCCACTGGCTCAAGCTCAAGCAAACTCTGATATTACATCCATTTCTCGCTTTATGGAGCTTGCTCAATCTGCCTTTGGGCCAGAGATGACACAGGTTCTAGTCAACTCAGAAGAGGCTGCTGCATACCTTGCGAAAAAATTTGGTGTACCAGATAACTTGATTCGTGACGAATCAGAGCGTAAAGAAATAGTTGCAATGATGCAGCAAATGTCACAACAGCAACAAGCTGGAATGGGAGCTGCACCGCAACAGTTGGAGTAGCGCTTGGAAAAAGCAAAGGTTCACATGGGCGTCGATGGTATTCAGCGCCCATTGCAGCGGGATAGAGAGATTAGTCTTAATGTCGCTGAAGTATTTGGAAAGCCATCTGGTAAGGCAGTCCTGCAATACTTGAGGTCAATCACCATTGAAATGGTTAACGGCCCAAATGTATCAACAGAAGAATTACGACACCTAGAGGGGCAGCGTTATATCGTTGGCCTCATTGAGTCTCGTATTAATCATTCGCATAAGGTGAAAAACGATGTCTGAACAAAGCACACTTCTTGAACAACCAATAGAAAACGAAGCGCAAGGCGAAGCTCAAGTTGACGCTACGGAAGGAGCGGAGACACAGCCAGAAGCAGAGGCGCAATCAGAAGAAACCCTGCTTGCAGGTAAGTACAAAAGTGCAGAAGATTTAGAAAGTGCGTACAAAAGCCTTGAGTCTAAGATTGGCGAAAAGGAAGATGCCATTCGTGAGCGGCTTAAAGAAGAAATGAGCCAGCCCAAAGAGGGTGTTCCAGCTACATCTGGTGAGTATGAGCTGCCTGACTTTATTGATGAGGCAGAGGCAGTTGAAAGCGATGCACTTAAAAACTGGGCAGATCATTGTCTTGAGAATGGGTACAATCAAGAAGAGTTTCAAAAAGGTATTGAGCTTTATATGCAGTCAATGCCCGAGGAGCCTAACCTAGAGGAAGAGGCAAAACATCTTGGCGATAATGCAAACGCCCGGATTGAGGCTGCATCCTTGTTTGCCAATAAGTTCTTCCCAGAGGATGCGATGCCAGCAATTGAGCGCATGTGCGAAGGAGCTGATGGTATCATTGCCCTTGAGGCAATCATGGCTGCAATGAAAGAACCCTCAATGAATGTTGAAACTGGTACGGCTGACTCCCTTACAGAAGCGTCACTAAACGAAATGATGCGAGATGAAAGATACTGGAACCCTCGCGTAAGAGATGACAACTACGTTAAGCAAGTACAGTCTGGGTTTAAGAAACTTTATGGATGATATAAAAATTATGCAGCGGGGTAAGTTTTATCTTACCCCATTGCAATATGGCCATATAGACGAGATTTGTTCCAACCTTCCGCCCGAAGGTCTCCATGATATTAAAAGTCTTGGCTACGACACGCCTAAGGAAGCGCTGTCGGAGATGATGCAAATCTCTGAGTCGTACGTTGTTAAGAGTGATGGCGGGCCGATACTATGCGTAACAGGGTTAGCCTTTGATGTTACAATAGAATTACCGCAGTTCTTCTGTATATTTACGAATGAGATAAAGAAAAACCTACGCCTTCTTATAATTGGATCGCGTATGATAATGGGGCTGTTCGATCAAACACACCCCCGTCTCTGCATGTCTATATTATCGGATTTTCCTATAATGCTTAACTGGGCAGCGTCTCTTGGCTTTGAGCCCGTTGGCATATCTGAATACCGTAATTTAAAATATATTGAGTTTGTGCGTTGCAATCCGATGGAAAAAGATGTTTCAGATAAATTATCAAGGCCCGTAATGCACTGAGAAGCCCGAAAGGATACCTTCGTTGAGGATGTTGAGCGGATACCCAAGATGCAAACCCGATAAACTTTAACAAGGACTGTTCAAATGGCTAACACAATTGACGTAGCATTTATCAAGCAGTTTGAAACCGATGTGCATCTTGCTTATCAGCGCATGGGTTCCAAGCTCCGCAATACAATTCGTACCACAAACACCTCTGCTTCTGTATCTCGCTTTCAGAAGATTGGCACAGGTGCGGCATCAACCAAATCGCGCAACGGCAACGTAACTACTATGGAGCTGGCGCACACAACTGTTGAAGCAACAATGGCTGACTTCTACGCAGCTGAGTACATCGACAAGTTGGACGAGCTAAAGATGAACATCAACGAGCGTCAAGCTGTTGCTGAGTCTGCGGCTTCTGCACTTGGTCGCAAGACTGATGAAATCATTGCTACTGCAATGGATGCTGGTGCAAACTCAACTCAGATTGCTGACGCTACTGGCGCACTTGGCAAAGCTGACTTGCTGACTTTGTTTGAAACTTTTGGCACAGCAGACATTCCAGAAGATGGCAATCGCTATCTTGCTATGTCCCCAGCTGGTTTTGCTGACTTGTTCAACATTAACGAGTTCGCTTCATCTGACTACGTTGGCCCACAGCAGCTTCCGTTTGCTGGCGGCATGACAATGAAAGAGTTCTTGGGCTTTAAGATCTTCTCAACGTCTGCTGTAGCTGGTGGCAAAAACTTTGCTTACCACATGCGCGCCATCGGTCTGGGCGTTAACGCTGACGTTAAGACAGAAGTTAACTATGTTCCTGAGAAGGTCGCACACCTTGCAACATCAATGATGTCTATGGGTGCTGTTGTTATCGACGATAACGGCGTCTACGAAGTTCTCGACAACAACTAAGTCGATTGGGGGGAGGAGACTCCCCCCTTTCTTTCCGTTTGGAGGATTTACATGGCTGTCCTAAGTACCTCGGCTAACACCCCAATTGACGTATCTAGTCGCGCTCTCATCTTAATTGGTGCAGAGCCTATTACTTCTTTTGAGGATGGAACAAGCGAGGCGCTAATTGCGGCTAATATGTATGAGGACATAGCTCGTTCTGCATTAGTAAACTGCCGTTGGCGCTTTGCTACGAACCAATCAGTTCTTAACCGTTTATCTGATTTGCCTACTGGCAGATATACTGCTGCGTATCAAATACCTTCAGACTCGTTAATGCTTCATGCTGTTACTGTTAATGACTTTAACATTGAGTATCAGACTTACGGCGACAAGATATTCTGCGATACGAGTGACACCTCAGAGGTAGTCCTCGATTATACATTCAGAGCAAGCGAACAGGATTGGCCCTCATATTTTGTGATAGCAGTTCAGTTTGAGTTAGCCTCTGTGTTTGCTTCCTCTCTAGCTCAAGACGCTAGCTTGGCACAGCTAATGGGTCAGCAAGCTCAACTAACAATGATGCGAGCGCGTACACTAGACTCACAGCAGCAAACAACGCGCAAGCTATCAACATCAAGGTTTATTGCTGAAAGGCGCAGTTAATGCAGAAGGTACGGGTTCCAGTAACAAACTTCTCTTACGGGGAAGTTAGCCCTTCTTTGTACTCTCGCACCGACTCTGCGGTTTACACGGGATCAGCGCAGCGCATTGAAAACTTCTTTCTTCGAGCAGAAGGTGGGGTCATTAAGCGCGCCGGACTTCGCAGCATTTATCAAAACGATATTGTTCTCAACAGCTCCAAGACGCAGCAGTCACGTTTGCTGCCTTTTATATTCTCTGATGATGAACGCTATATTGTTTCCCTTGAGCATCAGAAGCTGAAGTTCTTCTTCATTGATCCTCTTACTGGCGTCTTGAGTTTAGTAAACACGATAACTCAAGACATTAATGGGAACACTTTAAAGTTTACTGACACGTTCTTGCATGAGTTTACGTTTGCTCAAGCTGGCGATGTTATGTTTATTTGCCATCCAACCTTTATTCCGCAGCAGATTGTGCGTTTATCTTTAAGCTCGTTTCAAGTTGAGCCGTTTGTGTTCGATGCTAGGTCTGACTTAACAAAGATATACCAGCCTTATTATAACTTTCATCGTCAAGGAACTACGCTAGCAGTTTCCGCTACTCAGGGTAACGGTGTTACTTTAACTACATCTGATCCTTACTTTGCCACAAATGGCGACCATGATGGTGTTACGCTTCGTTATCATGGAGCTGAGATTGAAATAACTTCTGTTCAAAGCACCACTCAAGCTACTGGTAATATTTTTGATGCGCTAACCGTTAGGCTTCCAGTAAACTCTTTTAGCACTACAGAGGGCGAGGCTGACATAGAGGTTACTATGGTCAAGCACGGCTTGTCTGTTAATGACTCGCTAACAATCTCACATGCTGGCGGTGTTGGCGGTATTGCAAACAATCAAATCAATGGCATTCGAACTGTTGTTGAGATTGTCGATGACGATAAGTTTGTTATGACAGCTGGGGCAAATGCTAACTCTTCTGAAATCGGCGGTGGTTCCCCAAAGATTACAACAAGCGCAGCAACAACCTCATGGGAAGAGCAGTCTTATTCTGTGCTTAGAGGTTATCCCGGTGCCGT